GTTCTGCGCGTGCCTGCCAGCTCCACGAACAAAGGCTGGCCATCGCCGCGCCAGAGTTCGCACAATTCCGGTCGGCGCTTGCCTGGATGATCCAAACTCAAGAAAAATCGCCGCCTCGTTCGTATTCTCAAACATGGCCCAATCGCCGTATTTGAGTCTTGCAACTGTCGCTCGAAGGCGGCGGCGTGTAGTTGTCCTCTTGGGGTCGCCCGGCGGCTTTGTGTCTTGTGGCGTTCGATTTATCGCAACATCCCAATCCGCCACCGTGTCCCCTTCATCCACTGGAGTTCTTTGCACCAATGCGGAGGCGACACGCAGAGTCGCATCACGGAAAATAGAGTCCCTTTCGCCATTGAAGAGGCGAATGAATTCCGCAATTCCCTTTTCCATTATTCGCCCTGACGAAACCGCTTTTTCCTGAATGTCGGAATCGGCGCTTCCTCTACCGGCTTCTCTTTTTCTTCTTTCTGGTGCGGGTCGAGATCGACGACGCCATGAACGGCGACCCCGGCGCCGACCCAGCGGCGCGCCTCATGGTCCGACACGTCCGGCGAATAACCGCGCCGAAAATGCGGCCCTGTCCCGACAGGTTCGCTCGTAAGCGTAACGTCTTCAGTGAATGTAATGCGCGCCATGACGCCTCCTAACCAAAGCTCGGCTGCACGTATCGTTGCAGCAGCGACCGAACGTCGAACGGCATGGAATTCTGCCCGCCGCTGGACGCGGACTCCTCGGCGAACTCGACCTTGCCGAGCCCCTCGATATCGACTGCCTTCAAAACATCCGCGAAGTTCGCGCTGGATTGCAGTTGGGAAATCTTGTGTTGGCAAAGCAGCACGCAGGCATCCTCGATGCCGAGCGGAAGGTTGCGTCCCGTTTCGCCGGGAAGCAGCCAGCCGCTGATATAGTTCACGGTGACGATTTCTCCGGTGAACGGCGAAAGGGCCGACCCGACGACCTTCGCGATGGAGCCGTTAGATTTCTTGACGATGTAGTTGAACGCCGGGTTGTCGATTTCATAGGCCGCGTTCGTAACCGTCGTTCCTGCGTTCGCCGCAAGTTCTACATTGTTTGCGTCTGTGACCGACGCAATCGTCGTTGTAAGGTCCGCGCCCGAAGCGCCGGCGCCGGTAACCGTGATCGCCTTTCCGACATAGCTGTCGGAGAAGCTGGCCGCCGCAGATGAAAACGTCGCGGAGCCGGACGAAATTGCGCCATCGGAACCCGTAACGAGGCGCGTGATTGTCGCGCTGTTTTCGACAACGCTCGTTACCGACGCCAACGGAAACCGGCTAAGCGCGAGCTGCATCGGACAGCGCAGCCCGTAGAAAGACTCCTGAATCGTTTCGCGGCCAAGCGATACGCCGCCCGCATCCGATTCCTGCCGACCGAGATAGACCGAGATTTCATCTGACGCGAGATCGATCACGCGCTGATAGAACGTGTCGAGCGCGTCGCCCAATCCGAGATCGGCCTTTAACTGCGCCAAGGTCGTCAGCGCCGAGGTCGTTGCGGCGGTCGTGACGGTGAGGTTGCAGAACATCTACCACTTGCTCCCGTCTGGACCCATTTGCGTTAAGTCCCTGCCCGGTCGTCCGGTCTCGCCCTTTTCGCCTTTCTCGCCGTCCTTGCCGTTCCTTCCGTCGCGCCCGCGCTTGACCGCGAGACGCCATGAATCCGTCGTTTCCGGCTGGTCTGACGTATCCTTCAGGGCGATGAACACCGAGCCGCCCCACGTGACGCAGTCGCCGCACTTGTATTCTGAGCCCTGCCGATAGGTTTCGCGATAGAGCGGTACTGGGAATTGAAGATCGAACCGCTTGATGCGGTCGCCGCGCTCGAAAATCAGGCGCACCGTCCGCTCGTCGATCTGTTCGGCGCGCATGTCGTCGAATCCGAGACCGTCGACGCCATCCTTGCCGTTGACGCCGGGATCGCCTTTTTCGCCCTTGACGCGGCCGACCGTGAATTTCTCGCCGTCGTCCATGAGCAGGATCAGGCGGCCGTCGCTGTCCATCAGCGCATCTTTGATGCGGGTTGCGTCAATCCCGTCGCGGCCGTCGCGTCCCGCCGGTCCCGGCACTTGACTGTCAGCGCCATCTGCGCCATTCTTGCCTTTTAGGCTGGCCAACCATTCTGCTTCAGGCCCGCGGAATCCGTTTTTGCGCGCAATCTCGTAGGCGCTGTCGCCCGGCTCGCCTTTTTCACCGCGCTCGCCGTCCTTTGGTTTCGGAATTTCCGCAACGGCCTTCGCCACGCTTGCATCAATGGCCCGCTCGATCAGCGGCGCGACATCATCGACAGTCACCGACTTGCCGTCTTGGCCGTCCTTTCCGTCCTTGGCTTTCGGCAGGGCGTCGACCATCGCCTTCAGTTCGAGACCGAGCGCCGCCCTGATCGCATCTTCGTCGGCGTCGCGCCCGTCCTTGCCGTCACGTCCCGGATCGCCTTTCTCGCCCTTTTGGCCGGCGACCGGCGTCGGCATCAGCGACTTCAGGACTTCGGGATCAAAATCTTTCCTGTCGCCGACAATCTCGGAGACGATGGCGCGCAAGGCTTCCGGATTCGCGTCCTTGCCGTCGCGGCCGTCTTTTCCGTCCCTTCCGGGCTCGCCGCGCTCGGGCCGCGGCAGCGCATCGACCGCTTTGCGGACCTCCGCGCGAACCATTGTCGCAATCAGCGCCGGCTCGATGTCCTTTCCGTCCCGTCCGTCCCTTCCGTCCCTTCCGTTTTCCGGCGTCGGAATCTTTGAGACAGCATTCTGCACCATTGCGGCGATCTTCGTTTCATCGGCGTCCTTGCCGTCGCGGCCCGGATCACCCTTCTCGCCCCTTTCGCCCCTCTCGCCGCGATCCCCGGCGGCAGGCGTGCGCGCTTCAAGCTCGGCAATTCGTTCGAGCAGCGGCGCAATGCTGGCGGCAACATATTCTTTCACTACGGGCGCGAAGGATCGCGCAAGCGCGGCAATGTGGGCTTCGTTCATTTTCTGATCCGTAACAATCGCCGCGCAGCTACATCGCGCGCGTTAAGCGGCAATGCCGAGCGCCTTCTTGAGATGCACCGCCGCCACCGCAGCGCGCGCCTCCTCGCTCAAATTGTCGTCAGTCTCGTCTTCCGGCGCGGGTTCAGGGGGCGGTATCAGCGCGCCGTCTGGCGTCATGAGTTCATCGCGACGCGCCAGCGCCGCCAGACTGTGATCTTGCTGTTGCCCCCAAAGGGCGTCGCCGCCCTCCGTCGGGCTTAGGCCGATCTTTCGCCGAGCTTCGTTCGGCATGATGATTTTCGCGCCAACGCCCTCTTTGAGAACTTGCATCTGCGTCGATGCATCCATCCGGAGAAGGTCATCGAGATTGAACTCAACGCCGATGTTCGGCGGAAGACTAAGCCCCTCGTCCAGCGCAGATTCCAAATCCTCGATCAGCTTCTGCAGGCAGTCCGCGTAATAAATCTGGTTAAGGACGGCGGCGTTCTGATAGGTCGGGGTCGGGCCGACTCCGACCTTGTAGGGAGGGACGTGAAACGCGGTGCAGACCATTTCCGCGCTATACTTCAACTGTTCGATGAGCTGCGCGTCTACAGGGTTGACGGCGAGGTTCTCGTATTTCAGGCCGTCGCCGAGAACTGCGACCTTCCCGACATTCTCGCCGCCAAACTTCGCTTCCCATTCTATTTTCAGCCTGTCCGCAGTGGCTGGTTGAATGGTGCCCGGCGCGGTCAAGACGCCGCCCGGACGCGCGCCGTTTTTGAAGAAGCGCGCCGACATTTTCTGAATTTCAATGCCTTGCGAAGCGGCAAGGCCGTTGGCGAAAATCGGCGAAACGCCGACAAGCGGGTGGAAAATCGGGTTCATCACGTCGTGAATGATTTCAGACGCAGGAACCATGACGGCCTCTTCGACCGTCGAAAGATTGTCGGCTTGCAGTCGGTAGAATACGGCGGCGCCGGGCGCGACAAGAACGTTTACACGGCGCGGATCAAGGACATAAAGCGCAACGACGACGTTCCTGTTGTCGCGCACCTTCAGGATGTAGGCGTTCCCGTAAACGAGTTTTGAAAGAACCCAGCTTTCAATGAACTTGATGCGCGTCTGATAGCGGTTCGGCTTTCGGATGACGGGAGAAAAGGCGGGACTGCGCGTTTCCTTCCAGATGCCGTTCGAATCTTCCTCGATCAGGCGCAGGCCGAGCTTTGAGATGTCGCCGGCTATGAGCGTGATGCAGGCGAACAGCGACGCGAACGAGATCGCCGACTCGCGGTCAACCTTTATGCCGCGCTGCCAGTAGCCGGCGCCGGCCTCATGTACGAGCGGCGTCCACGCCGTCGGCGACAGGTCGATGGGGCCGACCACCGCCTTTTCGCGGACGCGGGTAATCTCGAACCCGAAGAGTTTCATCTAGATTCCGAAAGATTTCCGGCGCGCGCGCGGCTTCGGCGCGTCAAGATTTTCTTCCGCTTCCGTCGATCCGGCGAGATCAACAGGTTCCGAAGGTTCCGGGGGTTCCGGCGCCGGTTCTGGCGCGCGTTCGACAATCTGCTCCTTCACCTTCTCGGCCTGCTTTTCAATCTTCATTTTTTTCGGTTTTTCCGCCGGCGCCGGCGTGGCCGTGCGCTGTTCGATCTTCTTCGCGTGGGCGAAGAGCTCGGCGTCTAGCCGCTTGGCAGGAACGAATTCGTCGCCCGGCTGCAAGTTCTTGCCGTTGTAACGAATTGGTTTCGTTACGATCCATTTCGTCTCGTTCATCTGCAATTCCTCGTATAACGGTAGATACCAATCGGCATCTTTTCCGATCAGGCGTTCAAGTTGCGTTCCGTCGGCATCATGCGCGCCGCGCATTCCGATGTGGCCAAGCGCGATGCCGGCGCGGCCCGGCAAGCCCTTCATTCCGACCGTTAGGCGCGTGTTGAAAAGAGCCTTATCCGCGTGCGCCTTCCAGAGTCGCTGGTCATAATACTTGTACGGCGTCTCCAGCACGCGCCTTAATGTTTCAAGCGCACCGTCGCGAATCGCCGAACAGCGAAGGCTCGCGTGCTCGAAATTCCCGAGCCGCGACCAGCGTCGCGTCCGCGCGTTGTAGTAGACCGCGTCCGCTTCGCCGACGAGTTCCGCCCTGCTGATCTGGCGCGCGATTTCGGACAGCCATTTCGGCGAATACCAGTCATCGTCTTCGATAAAGACGACGACATCGCCGGAATCGGCGGCGTCAAGGGCCAGATTTAGGTTGCGCCCCTGCGTATTGTCGCCGGGCTTCCACTTCGGTTCCGGGCGGATAACCTCTACCGCCCAGCCGGTCCGCCGGATCGTGATTTCAGACGGGACCTCTCCGTCATCAACCACGATCCAGCGAACGGGTCCCTTGTAATCCTGCCGCGCCATCATTCGCTGGCACAGGGCGAACGCATAGGGCCGTTCGCCGGTCGGCGTAATCAGCGTTAGTCGCCGCATAAGGCCATCAGTTCCTCTGCGACCTTGTCGGCGTCGTGATGACGCTCGACATGTTCGCGCGGCTTCTGCGTTTCCATCGCGAGGAGCGCGCCGAAGGCGATTGACGGCGCGTCAGGCTTGCCGCCGCCGCGACCGGAATAATTCCGGCGCATCGCATCGTCGAGATCGCCGCACAATAGCGGGCCGCCGTTATAGTCGCGCCAATCGCAGATCAGCGTCGGCGCATCGCACGCCATCGCCTCAAGCGCCGCTCGCCCGGAAGCGCAGACAACAGCCGATTCCTGAAGCGCAGCCCGCGCCTCGGCGTAGTCAACGCCCCGAACCCATCTGAATTCGAACCCGAGCAGGCGCGCCGCCTTGGCCGCGCCGAAATCGTCCTGCGCCCTGTAGGAATAGAGAGTCAGAATCTTTTTTCTTTCCCCGCCAGGCCGCCAGAAATCCAAATCTACCGGTTGACGGATCACCGTCGCATTCGACGACCAGAAGTCGCGCACCTCTTCCGAAGTCGCGACAATCCGAAACCGCGCATCTGGCTCTTCGTCGTCGATCACGCCATGCGTGACGTTCAATGTGTTTTCGCAATAAGCGGCGATTACCGTCGTATGACGGCAATTGGCGATTATTCCGATATCGAAGCCGCCCCTTCGGGGAATGCGATCTCCCGGCCCCCAAATGGAGACCGGGAAACCGCGAGCCGAGAGGCGGGCGGCGACCGTGGAAATCCACGACGCCACGCCGCCCATCGTTTTGTTTCCCCTTGGCGGGTGTTTCGCCGCCAAGAGTATTCGCATTAGGCGGTCGCAACACCAAGATAGGTCGCATCGCCGATGAACTGGACGGCGGCGGAACGCGCCTTGGTCCAGTTGATGAAGCGCTCGACCTTGATGCCGACGAGGCCGTTTTGCCACAGCGACACCATGCTCGCGCCGGTGCCGGCGGTCGCATCCTGCTGCAGCGATGCGTCGAGCATTTCGAGGGAGGCTTGATCCGATATCGAAATTTCGACCTGTCCGTCATCCGCAAGGAGGATGTCGCGGGTCGAGATGCCGATCAGGTCGCCGCCGCCGCAATGGTTCGAGCCAAGGAACGGCTGACCGTCGAGGGTCGTGTCCGCGCCGGGGAATTCATTGATCCCGAGCGAGGAACGCATCAGGCTGATGGCTTTCTTGAGGCGTCCGGTCGTGACGAACGAAATGCCTTCAAGGTTGATCTCCGACGCGCTGAACAGCTTGTAGAGCAGCGCGAGGTCTTCGCGAACGTCGTCCGCCGTGACGCCCGCAGAGGTCTGCGCAGAGACGCCGTTGAGGAGGCCCGCCGGGCTAACGCCGGCAGAAGCCGCCGCCGTGCCGACGAACGTCGAGTCGAGCTTGGCGACGACAGCG